GCCGGCGTCTTCGATCAGCCCGGCGACGAGTTGTGTCAGGCTCATGCCGACCTCCCCATGGCCATGCCCAGGTTCAGCAGCAGGGTGGCGTTCGCCTGCTCGCGCACCGGGCGCGGCAGCGGCGGCAGTGACCAGAGGCGGTTGTCCTTCTTGCGGCGCGTGGTGCGGATGGCATCCTGCAGGCGCAAGGCCGGGATGGCCTCGCCAGCCTTGAAGGAGCGGATGATGGCTTCGGCTTCGGGGCGGGTCATGGCCGGCTCCATCCCAGGCGATCCGCCAGCTTCTCGCGCAGGGCCTGGTTCGCCTGCTCGCGCTGCGCTTCGAGCGCTTGAACCTCCTCTTCGCTCAGGGGAGGCATGGGGTCGGCAGGGGTAGGCGTCATGGTTTCCTCATCAAGTCGGGGTTGTAGTGGCCCGGGATGTCGGCCTTGCGAGCCCGCCAGTGCTCGAGCTGGGTTTCGATCAGCATCATTCCGTCCTCGCGTTTGCAGTTGCCCACGTACTGCACCGAGTCATCGACACTGACCAGCATCACGAAGGCGACTCGCTTTCCAGCGTGCATGGCTAGGTAGTCTTCGACGTTGGTCGCCAGCTCTTGGAGGCTGACGCTCACGCGCTTCATGGCTTCGCTCACGCTTTCACCTTGCGCAGGCTGCGAATGCGGGCGCGGTACTGCTGGCGGTTCTCGCCGGGCAGCTTCTCGAACGACGAGAGCGGGTTGCTCTTGGGGGCATGTCCCTGCTGCCCTTGGCACGCCTCGGCGAAGAGTTTGTCGTTGTGCTCCATCAGCCTGCGCTTCATCTCCATGAAGTCGGCGGCGTCCTCAATTGCTCGATTCATCATTTCCATGACTCAGTCTCCAAGTTGCGGGAGGTTCGCCGGCCACGCGCCGGCAGCGATGATGGCGGCGCGCGTATTCGCGCCGAGTTGGTCTTCCAGAGCGCTCACAGCAGGAACCCTCGGCTCTGCATGAACGCGATCGGGTCTTTGGCGTTCTTGGTCAGGTTGCAAGGGGGGCAGAGCAACTGGATGTTGTTAGGCTCATGCAGGCCGCCGCGAGCCAGCGGCTGGATGTGGTCGATGTGGTACTTGTCGCGGATGCCAGTACGGCAGACCGCGCACTTCCACTTTTGGGCGGTGCCGATGCGCCTGATCGTTCCGCGTGGGAGCCGGCCGATGCCGCGCCGCTTTGCGACGTACTCGCGGTGGCGGTCAGGATTCGCCAGGCGCTTGGCCCTGGCCTGAGCCGCGAGCTTTGCCGCGTTCTTCTTTTGCCATGCAGCCTTGCCACCGGTCCACTGTGGATGATCGGCGCCGCGCAGCTTCTTCAGCACCCCCATCTCGTGTAGGCGCCTGAGCGTGGCGGATACCTTTGCTCTGTTCTCCGGCCGGTTGCCGATGTCGCCGAGCTGGGTTCCCTCGATCGAGCACTTCTTCGAGCAGTACCTACCGCCTCCGTTGGTAACCTGCACTTGGCGCGGCGTGAACGTGGCGCCGCAAGTCTCGCAGGGGCGCGTCCGCGCATGGACCGGTGCGCGCCGGACCTGCTCCGCGCAGTCGCCTCCACAGGTCTTGTACTTCCCTACCTTGCAGGGCGGAAACCACATGGCACGACCGCAGACGATGCAGTCGAACCGCACCCGGCCCTCTTTCGCCTGGAATCGCTCAGCATGCCAAGTCACCGCTTACCTCCTTCGTAAATCGCCCGCAGGTTGGCGAGCAGGTGTTCCTCTGACCCGTAGCGGCGCTCGAACCGGTGCTTCCACGGATGCCGGCTGACGAACCCCATTGGCTGACTGCCCTGGTGGTGACCGGGATCGCACAGCGGGATCGTGTAGAGATGGCCGATGCGGCGCCCGCCGCGGAGGAGGTGGTGAACCGCTGCCGGCCGGTAGCCGAGCCCATCAGCCCGACATGCCACGCACCCGTACGCCACGATCCAGTCCATCCACTCGCGCTCAGCCTTCGTCGGGGTGCGCTTACCGGGCCTGCAGGGCACATCCTTCTCCACCGGCTGGCAGGTGGTGGTGCCGGCGTAGGTCGCCGTGCGCGTGGCCGGCTGGAGCTGGCGGATCGGCTTTTCCGCACTCGCGGCGCGCTTCTGTGCAGGTACAGGTGCACTGCGGAACGGCGTCTTGCGCTGGATGGGCGTGCGGCGCATCAGGCATCCCTCCAGCGGCACCCCTCGCACCCCGGGTCCGTGCGCCCGTCGTTCTTCCCGTAGACGCAGTCCGTGGACATGCGGTGCGGGACCGCCACCAGGCGCGGCGTGCGGGTCGTGCCGTCAAGGTAGAACCCATCCTGCGCGGGGTAGACGCGGCGGAACTCGGGGCGGTTGTGGCAGGCGTTGAGCTTCATGCCGCCTCCAGCCAGATGCGGCGGGTGAGCTGCCACCAGTCGGCATAGGCCGCGGCGGGCGTGTAGCCATAGCCCATCGTCCGCCGGCGGCAGGGGTCCATCACGCGCGGCTCAAAGCAGCACCACACGCCGCGCCACTTGCGGATCCGGGGCTTGTTCATGCGGCCTCCGTGACAGGCGACGGAAGCCATGAGAGGGTTTCATCTCGCGCGTGGTCGCCGAGGTCGCGGAGCGGTCTCATCCATGCATCAGGGACAAATGCCTGGCGGTCCATGCCCGCAGGCTCCCCGTCATCGCACCAAACTGTTGGCGTCGGGTAGCTACTCTCCGTGAGCCAGGAGAAGCCATCCACCTCGTCAAGCTCCCATTCGCTGAGAATCACAACGATGAGGCCGATGTTTTCAGGGCAGCGCGCCCGAACGATCACAGCGAGGTCACCGGGTTTGCAGTTCATGGGTTCACCTCGAACAGGTCCATGGTCTTGGGATCGGCCGCCGCGCGGCGCACAGCCTCGAACAGCCGCACGGCGCCCTGGCGCTTCTTCGCCCGCTCGAGCAGGCCCGCCTTGCGCGCGCAGCGAGGTCCGACTGCTTTGTCGGCCAGCATCACCGCCGGCTCCGTCTTGCGGCCGCAGAGGATGCAGATGGGCTTCATGCGGCCTCCCGCAGGATCTCGCCCGTCTCGGGGTCGACGAACTCGCGCCGGCGCGGCGGCGGCACCGTGAGGCCCAGGTCCGTGGACGCGAACGCCGTGACCTTCTCGATCAACTGGCCGTAGCCGCGCACGCCCAGGTCTTCCGTGCTCACCCGCACGCGCCGCCGCACCTTGCGGCCGGTCATCGGGTTCTTGAACGTCTTGACCTTGAAGCCCAGGAACTTGTCCCGGAAGAACTCCTTCCACACCGGCATCGGGAACTTCTCCCCGTTGGCCGTCGCGTGCTCGGCGATGAACTCCAGGACGACGTGGTAGTACGCGCGCTGCTCGCTGGTCTTGGCGTCCTCCAGCGGCTTGAACTCGACGGCCAGGCGGTGGCCAGCCATCAGCATGGACTTGGCCCATGGCCAGCCGCGGCCGACGATCTCCGCGTGGGCCTGCTGCGGGTTGTGCAGCTGGATGAGCAGGGACAGGTCGCTCATGCCGCCTCCCGAACTCGCACCGTGACCCCGGGACGGTCGCTGTAGCGCTTCTCTGCGTACAGGGTCACCACTTGCACGTCGTCGATCCACACAACGCCGTTGATGGCATCGAAGATCGCCTTCGCCACGTTGTCGATGTCGGGCTTCGTGCCGGGGCGCACCAGGCCCTGCAGCGCCCTCGCCTGCTTGACCTTTGACCAGCTGGCTGGCACCTGAACGTCGATGTGCAGGCCAACAGCGACGGCGCAGGACAGCGGTGGCTGGCCACACATGGCCTGGGCCGCGAACAGGCGAACCGTCCCCTCATAGCTCACGGTCTTCTCCGGGCTGTAGAGCCTTGCGTGCTTGCCTGCACGGCCAACTCTGGGGCGGCCCTTTCCGACTGCGGCGCCGGGGACGGTGAAGCAGATTGCCTGGCCGCGACCTTCTCGCGCCACTCCGCAACCGTCTGCTCCACCTTCCTGGCCAGCCCCTCCAGCTCCTGCGGCTGGTGCTTCTCGTACCAAGCGGCTGCCCACTGCGCGTACTCCGGGTCCGACTTCGCCATCCAGAGGCAGTGGCGCAGCATCCGCTGGCGGTAGGTTGGTTCGGTCATGGGTCATTCGCCCACCCCGCGAACGCCGTCGCGCGCGGCCTGCAGCGTCTCCTCGTCGCTCAGCGGCGTCTCGTCGACGTCCGGCTTGCGGGTGAACTTCGCGCGCAGTTCCGCCAGCGCCCGGCGCTCGGCCTCGGTCGGCTGACGCAGCACCGGCTTGTGCTCGATGCGCGCCACCGGCGCCGGAACGCTCTCGCCCCAGCCCTTGGCGAACTCGCGCTGCAGGGTCCACTCCCACCGGCGGCGCACCTGCGAGAACGTCGCGGTCTTCAGCTCGAAGGCGAACTGGCTCGCGGCGCGGTATACCGCCGGGTGGGTCCACTCGCCCACCTCGCCGTTCTCCCGGGCCCGCATCCCCTCCCCCGCCTCGAACCAGGCCAGCTCCGGATCCAGGCCCGGGCGGCACAGGCGCGTGAACTCGCCCAGCGTCGGCGCGAAGGCGCGGGTTTGGCAGGCGCGCAGCCCGCGGTCGATCTCCTCCGGCGCGAATCCGGCCAGGGCACTCGACCACTCGGCCTGCACGTTCTCGGCCGGCACGCCGGCGTACAGGTCCGCCACCTTGGCGCCCAGCTGCGCGGTGAGCCGGTCGAAGATCCGGGCGACCCAGCGCTGCGGCAGCGGCTCAGCCAACGACGCGGGCTTCGCCGTCGATAGTGCGGTCGTCACGTCCATGATGGGCTCCAGGGTTGGTCAGGCCGGCAATGGTTTGCGCGCGGCGGTCGGATGCGGAGTGATGGCCGGTGCGGGTCCGGCCAGCGGTCATCCCTGCGCCGAGGTGCTCGACGATCCAGGGGACGGGCTGCACAGCGCGCTCGGCGGCGCAGGCATGCAGCGCCTCCACCACGCGCTCCGGTCCGTGCGCCTTGCACTGCGCGGCGAGGAAGGACCGGGCGTTCTTGTCGCTGACGCTGGCGGCGGTCAGCAGGGTGACGCCGATGGCGAAGACCTGGTCTTGCGCTGTGACGCCCGAGCGCGTCGGCGGCGCGTCAGCGCCAGACCCGATAGGGTCTGAACAACTGGGAAGTGGGAAGTGGGAAGTGGGAGCTTTCGAGTCGCTTTTTTCTGGGTTCCCGGAGATAACCGACTGGGTTTCTTCTGGGTTTTCTCCTGAAACCGACTGGGTTTCCTGCGTGGCAGACACGGGTTTCCTTGGGCGCCCGCCCTTGGTTCCGTTCTGGCGTGCGCGCTCGGCGGCGGTGCGCGCCTTTGCGATCACGTCCTCGCATTTGCCGTGCACCCAACCGCGCTCCTGGTCGAGCTGAAAGAACTCTTCAAGGACCGACTCGATGACGTCCTCGTGGCCGCGAAGACGAACAAGCTTCGCGACGCGATCAACCTCGTGGGGCAGCGGCTCCTCGCGCATGTAGTACAGGTCCAGCATGCGGCGATAGGCGAGGTCTTCCATCGGCTCCAGGTGCGCGGTGCGGCTGGTGTAGTCGCCGATGTGGAAGTCGTAGTAGTTCACCCCCTGCCCTCCGCGGCCCGCAACTTGTTCCAGCAGATGCCGCAGAAGTAGCGCCAGCACTTCGTTTCGCTGTACGGGCACTTGGCCATCGCAAGCTCCACGGCCTCGCGCACTTCCCAGTAGCCCAGCTTGTCGATGAACGAGCGCATGCTGTTCATCCAGTCGCGCGGCGCATCGTTTTTGACCGACCGCAGCGTGTTCATCAGTTCCCACGCCTCCGAGTCGAGGCGCGCACGCTTCTCCTGCATGGCCGAGTGGTAGCCCTTGATCTGCTCCTCGCGCTCCCGCGTCTCTGCGGCCTTCTCGCTCAATGACTGAGGAGCCGATGACAGCGGCGTGGCGGACTTGCCGAGGTTGCAGGGCTGGCACGCCGTAACCAGGTTGTCCATGTCGTTGGAGCCACCAGCCGCGACGGGCTCGATGTGGTCCACCTGGAGAAGCACGGCCGGCGGATGCGCGCCGCAGTACATGCACTTGAAGCCGTCGCGCTTGAAGACCTCGAACCGGGTCTTCTTGCTGAGAGCCTTGCGGGCGGTCATTGGCACAACTCCCACACCCTGCCGCCGGCAGTCCCGTTGCCTTTTTTGCGGAGCGTGAACCCCACGCATCGGATCACGCCGCGGCGGCTCAGGGCCTGGAACACGCCGCCGAACGCGCGGGCGTCAGGCGGGCAGGCGCCGGCAGCGATGGCGGCGTCGACCAGGTCTTCCCCGCAAGCTTGCCGGCCCGGGGCGGCGCGCAGGTGGGCGACGATGGCCTCCTGCGCCTTGCCGGTGAAGAACGGATCGCGCCGTTCGGCCGCGTCCTGCGCGCGCTGCATGCCGGCCCGGCCGGATGCGATCGCGTCGTCAATGGAGAGCTGAACGCCTTCAAGCATGGGCGGCCTCCGAGCGCAGGGCGAGGATTTCCATGTCCGTGCGGCGGACCTCGTCGCGCCAGAAGCGGAAGTCTTCGGCGTTGCCTTGCAGGGCTGCCTCCCACACCAGTTCCATGTAGTCGCCGGCCAGCAGGCTCAGGGTGGCGATGTGCTCCTCCCGCAAGCTCAGGCGCCCTGTAGGCGCTGGGCTACGCGAACACGCGCCGCAGGAGGCTGAGCAGTTGCGCGCGCCCGGGGAAAAATCAAAGTGGGCAATTTCGCGCCCAGCAGATGCGAGCGGGGAAAAAGAGGGGGTCATGGTGCTGCCGTCCCTGTTCGTTAGGCCGCGACGCGGCCGTTCAATGCGTTCACCAGCACCACGTTCGCGGCCTCGGCGCGCTGCAGGCGCTCCTCCATAAGCCGAAGTTGGCGCTCCAGTTCGGTCTCGCGCTTGCGCAGGCTGGCGAGGTCGTAGCCGCGTGCGTGCAGCATCCACAGCAGAGGCGCGTCGTTGCCGCACTTGTCCATGACCTGGACGAGCTTGGGCCACTCGATCCCCTCCTTGTCGTTGACCCAGCGGGACCATGCGGACTTGTCGACGTCCTTGCCCTCGCTGGTTTTGACGGCATCCGTGACCTGCTTGGGCTCGAGTCCGGCCGCCTTGGCACACAGGCCGATCGCGCCGCCGAAGGTCTTCTCGCGCACGATGTCCTGGGGGGTCACGTCAGAGGGAAATCCGAGTTGGTTCACAACGGCTCTCCACTTAGTTGATTGGTGTTGCGAGGCTTCGGAGGCGAAAAAAAGGGACAGTCGCGGCTATGACGCGACCTGCCCTCTCAGTTGCTCCTGCTGCCCGCGCCGCTCATGGCGTCGGCCGTATCGCGGCCCCAGTGAAAGCCAGGGCACAGGCGCTCGCGCGGAATGCCGGTGAGGCCTTCGACGTCCACGGCGTGACGCGCCGGCACGTAGCCCGCGCGCTTCCAGTCGGACATGGTTTGCTTCGAAAGTCCGAGCGATGTCCGCAGGGCAGTACGCCCTCCGGCTTTCTCGAACACCTCGTCGATCACGGGTTTAGCCATTCGCTCAGTATGAACGGCTCGTACCGCATCGGTCAAGGTCAGTCGTACTACAGATTTGGCATATGACAGCCGCTGCTTATGCTCGTTTCATGAGCTTTGGTGAACGACTGGCTGCGGCCAGGCAGAAGAAGAAGATGACCCAGACCGAGTTGGGCAAAGGGCTTGGCACGGACGGCGCCGACGCCGGCAAGCAAGTGATCTACGGTTGGGAGAAGAACCAGCACTACCCGCGCGTCGACCAGCTTATGCTTATCTGTAAGAAGCTAGACGTCAGTGCTGACTTTTTGTTATTTGGCGAGGAGAGCAGCTCGCGCTTCCTCATGGCGGAGGCGGCGGCCGAGAAGCTCAACGCGGACGAGCGCGCGGCGCTGATCAAACGTCTTGCGGCGGAAGCTGATGAGCACGATGACGGGGTCTTTGACGAGTCCGCCGTAGAACGCAGCCGCTCCAATAACCATAACCAGCCATCATCGCGCCGCAAGAAAATAACAGGGCTGTAGAAAACCCCAGCATCTAAGCTGTACCGCACATCTACGATGACCCTCCAACCACTTCAATTGCAAAAGAGGGTTCCCATGCGGTTAGTAAGCATGAGCGATTACCGCTCGCGCGATACGGTAGACGTTCTGAAATACCTGCTTTCCAGGGCGAAGAAGGGAGAGCTAAAGGGGGTGGCCGTCATGGCACGGCTGGCCACCGAAGGCGAGGAGATTCTGTTCACCGACTGGTACCGCCGTCGGATGGAACGTTGCGCCTATGCGGCAACGAGGATGTACTGGCGCGCGATGCAGAACCAGGACGAGATCGAGGATTCGCGCAATTTCGACGAGGCCGGCTGAACGGTCACCAGGAGCACGAACATGGATACCAAGCGATCACACGCCGGCGGCTTTCTCGCGCTCGCTGCGCTGGCTCTCGGCGCCTTCACACCGGCCATCCTCGCGCCGCTGTTCGTGCTAGCTGCATTCGCGTTCTCGGCCCTTGAGCTGCGCAGCGGCAGCACGCTGTTCGGCTGCGTGACGATCTGCCTGGCGGTGCTGCAGTTTGCCCTGGTGGCGGCCCACTTCGGCGCCTTCGACAACGCGAGCGCGGCTTTCGACATTGAGCGGGCGCGCGCGATCGCGAACGAGCCGACCCGGTAGCACCCCCATCCTCCCAGCAGCCAGGCCCGCTTCGGCGGGCTTTTTGCTGCCCGGCCGTTCTCCGCTTATTCCATCGGTACAGCCTGTTCGTACCCGCTTAGGAAAACAAATTCTAAGAAGCGGTACGATTCGATTTGACCTCACAGGTCCGATTCGCTCATACTGCATCCAACGCCTCGCAGTGAGGCGCATGGAGGCAGGCAGTGGAACTCTCGACTCTGTTGACCGACCCGGCGATGCAGCTGGTGGTCGGCCTTCTCTTTCTGCTGGCGATCGCCGGCGGCATCGTCACCGGACTCATCGCCGACGAGGTGGCGTCATGAGCCCCATCTCCACCATCGAGCCGATCCGGTACGTGACGCCGGACAAGGTGTCGCAGGTTCTGACGACGCTGATGGACGGGGCGCACATCCCCTGCACCCGCGCCGTGGCGGCCCGGTATCTGGACGCTGCGCGCGGCGACGTGGACGCAGCCTGCGAGAGCTGGCGCGAGGACCACCTGCACTGGAGCGCTCGCGTGGTGACGGAACGCCTGCCTGGCTCGCTGGAGGCTTCGGAATGAACACCGCTAAGCAGCCGCTTCGCTTTGTCAACATCCATGGCGAACGCGTCAGCACCGAGCCATTGAAGCAGGCCAAGCGTGCCGCCCGAGCGCAGCCGGAGTCGTATCACAACGGCTGGCGTGTGGTCGGCATTCCTCCTGGAGCGCTCGAAGAGGCCGAGAGGCAGCACCCGATTACTGTCGCCGAGATCCGGTCTTGGAATGAACGCGTCGCCAATGAGAAGGGGCTCGGCAAGGCCAAGCCGGTGCCCGGCCCGTGGGACGCTGAGCGCTGGCTGAGCGACGCAAAGAAGCGCCCGGTTCGCTCCAAGCCATACGAGATACCCGAGGCCGCCAAACTCTGCGCGGAAATGGCATCGAAGGCCGGATGGCTGCGAGTGGAGGTGGTCGAGCTGAAGAAGGAAAAGGAGAAGGCCGCATGAACGCCCCGCAGCAACCACACAGCGGCACGGCCGCCGACCTCCTGCGCGCTGTGCAGGACTTCAACGACCGCCACCCGGCATTCATCGCCAAGGTCTTCGCCCAGGCGAACGACGACCGCGCGCTGTTCCAGCAGATGCAGCGCCAGGACGTTCTCACCCAGGCGGCGATGGGGGATCTGCGCTGATGGTCGGGCCCCGTACCAAGTACCAGCACATGGAGCCGATTGTGGTGCGCCCGTCCCACATCCGCGCCCCCCGAATGCTTCGGGACTGCACCTTCGAGCGCCTGCCGATCCAGCGCAGCGCGTTCCACCGATCCGGCCGGATCGCCTCCTGGGGCGTCGCCTGCGTGGCGCTCGCCCTCGCCCCCCTCCTCTACTTCACCTGGAGCTTGTGATGCCTGCCGTCGCTGAACAAGACCCGATCCTCGCCGAACTGGACGAGCGCCAGTCCCTGATCAACCTGCTGCTGACGGCGCACATGCAGCTGCAGATGGTCGCGCCCGCGCACCGCCCGCCAGGCACGCGGGAGCTGCTCGAAAAGATCGACCTGCTGATGGCGCGGCGCGTGGAACGCCTCGCCGCGTGCTCGCGCGCCCGCCGCCAGGGAGCCGCCTGATGCGCCGCTTCCTCGCCCAGTTCCGCCTGTACCGCCGCGCCGGCTTCGGACGCCTTCGGGCGCTGCGCCGCGCCTGGCTCGCCCTCTGACTTCAACCAATCCCGAGGACAACAACACATGAATGCTCTCGTCGCGCAAGAAACTCGCGCGCTGACCCAGCACGCCGGCGGCCGCATGGCAGTCGCCGAAATCATCAGCCACGTCCAGGTCGTGCAGGAGGTCATGCGCGCGGTGATGAAGGAGGGCGTGCACTACGGCAAGATCCCCGGCGCCGGCGACAAGCCCACGCTGTTCAAGGCCGGCGCCGAGGTGCTGTGCATGGTCTTCCGCATCGCGGACAACTACCAGGTCGAGGATCTGTCGACGGCCGACTGCATCCGCTACCGCGTCACCTGCATCGGCACGCACCAGACCAGTGGCGTCGTGATGGGCGCCGGCCTGGGCGAAGCCTCCTCCAACGAGGAGAAGTACAAGTGGCGCAAGGCCGTCTGCCATGAGGAGTGGGAGGAGACGCCCGCCAACATGCGTCGGGTCAAGCACGCGCGCGGCCGCCAAAACACCACGTACAAGCAGGAGCAGGTTCGCACCGAGCCGGCCGACCTCGCCAACACCGTGCTGAAGATGGCGAACAAGCGCGCCAAGATGGCCATGGTGCTGAACGTCACGGCCGCCAGCGACTGCTTCTCGCAGGATCTGGAGGACATGGACGAGGCGCTGCGCGAGCACCTGGCGCGGCACCCGGACGAGGCGCAGGCCGAGCAGCAGCCGCCGGCGCCCTCCGCCTGGCCGGACGATGCCTTCGAGCAGCAGATGGCCAAGTTCTCCGGGGCGCTGCAGAAGGGCCGGTCCGTCGACGACGTGATCGCCTGGGCTGAGACGAAGGCACCGCTCACCGACGCGCAGAAGGAGCGCATCCGCGCCGCCGCGCCCTCCCCCGCCACCGAAACCGAACCGGAGTGAGCGCCATGCAGACGATGCACCTTGTTCCTGGCACGCCCGCATGGCATGCCCACCGGGCCCAGCACCGGAACGCGAGCGACGCGCCGGCGATGCTCGGCTGCTCGCCCTACACCACGCGCGCCGATCTGCTGCGCCGCGTGCACACCGGCATCACGGCCGAGGTGGACGCCGCCACGCAGCGCCGCTTCGACGCCGGGCACCGCTACGAGGCGCTGGCCCGGCCGCTGGCGGAGAAGATCATCGGTGACGACCTGGCGCCGGTGGTCGGCGTGCTGGAAGGGACGAACCTCTCGGCATCGTTCGACGGCCTCACGCTCATGGGCGATACGGCATTCGAGCACAAGACCTTGAATGCCGACCTGCGCGCCTGCATGAAGGACCAGGGTAACGGCTATGGCCTGCCGAAGCACTACCAGGTGCAGATGGAGCAGCAGCTGCTCGTCTCAGGCGCCGAGCGCGTCCTGTTCATGGCGTCGGAATGGGACGGCGACACGCTCATCGAGGAGCGCCACTGCTGGTACGCGAGCGACCCGGTGCTGCGCGCCGAGATCGTCGCCGGCTGGAAGCAGTTCGAGGCTGACCTGGCCGCCTACGTGCCGCCGGCCGCCGTCGAGGTCGCCCCGACCGGCCGCGCGCCGGAGACGCTGCCGGCGCTGCGGATCGAGGTCACGGGCATGGTGACGGCCAGCAACCTCGATGCCTTCAAGGCTCACGCGCTGGCCGTGTTCGGCGACATCAACACGAACCTGCGCACGGACAACGACTTCGCCGACGCGGAGAAGACGGTGAAGTGGTGCGGCGACGTGGAGGATCGCCTGGCCGCCGCGAAGCAGCACGCGCTGAGTCAGACCGAGAGCATCGACGCCCTCTTCCGCGCCATCGACGAGATCAGCGCCGAGGCCCGCCGCGTCCGGCTGGACCTGGACAAGAAGGTCAAGGCGAAGAAGGAGGAGCGCCGCGGCGAGATCGTGGCCGGCGGCATCACGGCTCTGCGCGAGCACATCGCGGCCCTGAACACGCGCCTCGGCAAGCCGTACATGCCGCAGGTGCCGGCCGACTTCGCCGGCGCCATCAAGGGCAAGAAGTCCCTGGCCAGCATGGAGGATGCAGTGGCCACCGAGCTGGCGCGGGCCAAGATCGCCGCGAACGAGATCGCCGACCGGCTGCAGATCAACCTCACCTACCTGCGCGAGCATGCGGGCGAGCACCGGGCGCTGTTCCCGGACACCACCACCATCGTGCACAAGGCACCGGACGACCTGCAGGCGCTGGTGACGGCACGCATCGCCGAGCACAAGGCGGCAGAGGAGCGGCGCCTGGAAGCCGAGCGCGAGCGCATCCGCGCGGAGGAAGCGGCGAAGCTGGCGCGCGAGCAGGAGGCGAAGGCGGCCGAGGAACGCCGCCAGGCTGCGGCCGCCGAAGCAGTGCAGCGCCAGGAGCAGGAGGCGCGGCAGGCCGCAGCCACACCGGCCGACCCGCCAGCACCGGCCCCGGCCCCGACCGTCATCCCCATGCCGCGCCAGGCCGCGCCGGCGAGCGCCCCCACCCTGCGCCTCGGCCAGATCGGCGAGCGACTCGGGTTCGCCCTCACGGCCGAGTTCGTCTCACGCCTCGGGATCGAGGGCACCCGCGAGCGCAACTCGGTGCTGTACCACGAGGCCGACTTCCAGCGCATCGGGACCGCGCTGATCGCGCACGTCCAGGGCGTGCTGCGCCGGGACGCCGCCAGCCTGAAGGAGCGTGCGTGATGAACCTCCCCAAGTCCTGCCCGCCCTGCGGGAGAACTTTTGCTGCCTCAGCCGAGGAGCTGAAGGACGGCTCCAAGGGCCAGAACAAAGAAACCGATCAATTGGTGCCTGAATTGCCCACGCATCTCCTCCCCAAGCTGAAGAATGATGGTCTCCAGCGAATCAATGGTGATCTTCATGTCCTTCAAGGCGCCCGCGGTTCGATAGGCCTGGAAGACGATGTAAAGGGCGGCGAGCACCTGCAGCAGGATCCCGACCTCGTTGAGGGTCACACAGTCGATCATGCGCTGGAGTGTAGCGATGGGGTTCCCGGCTGCCGGCTGGTGCAGGCAACCCGTCTGGAGGTGACTTAAATGAGCCTCTTCCGCGCGATCCGCCGCAGCGTGAACACCGCCGCCAAGCTGCCCTTCGCCATGGCTTGGGACGTCATCAGCCTCGGGAACATGGGCGACACCGCCAGCACGACGAAGGTGCTGCGCGAACACCGCTACCGCAAAGAACTGGACGACGCGACGGAGATCGTCGAGCGCCTCGGCGAGATCGTCCGCATCGCACGAAAGGCCGACCAATGACCCGACTCGACATTGATCCGCGCTTCGCAGCAGCGCACTACCAGGACGGGCGCGATCTGAAGGGCGATTCTGTGGTTGGCGTTGGCCTGCCATTGAGCGCGGTACGGACTAGCGGGGAAGTGGCGCCGCCGATCAAGTTCCTCGGGCAACTGTTCGTCGCCAAGCATCAGTGCGGCCGGGCTGTGTACCTCTCGTGGGACGAGCCGCGCGACGTGCACAAGGTTGCCCGCGAAATGGGTCTGACCGTCGAAGTGCTCTCGCAGCGTGCCGGCGACCCGTTCCCTGAGATGGTTTGCGCGGAGTGCCGTGATGGCGTCTGCAAGCAGGCTGCCGCCGCACCCCCCGCGCAACTCGGAGTTGTGTCCGTACCGAGCGAAACCCTCTCCGGCGCGCAGAAGCAGGATCACCCTGAATGCTCCGGCTCCACCCAGCCCGCAGCCGCGCCGGCCTACCAGCCGATGACGGACGAGGAGCGGCTCGCCATCGTGCGCGAGGTGTCCCGAGGCGCAGCAATCCGCCGCGACGGGAACGTCAGCACCCGCATCGTTGAGGCCACGGAATCCGCAGTCCTGGCGCGTGTCGCCGCCGCTCCCGCAGCCGCCCCGGTGGCGTGGCGCGTCCGTGGCTATGCAGCGTTCAAGACGGGCGAGCCGGGGCCGTGGCGCTACGTGGACGGGCCTGCACGACCAAAGGTGAATAACCCGGAGTGTTGCGACTTCGAGCCGCTGTATCTCGCCGCTCCCGCAGCCGTGCAGCCAGTGGCGCAGCAACAGCCTTCTGTTCATCAGGTGGTTGGCTCTGGCCTGCCGTCGCAAGCGGTACGGACGGGCGAGGAGAGTGGTGATGCTTGAGTACAAGCCACACGGCCTTGCCGACCCTGATTACGCGCGCATTTTCACGCAGGCTCGTGTCATTGCGTGGCAGTTCGGATTTGCTCTCCTTGGGCACGGCTCGTTCACGCGCGACCTTGACCTGCTGATGGTCCCTTGGGAAGACCGCGCCTCGGATGACGTCGTGTCAGCAGTCATCAACAGGATTGCCCGAGTGACCGGCACCACGGTAAAGGGCGAGCCGAAAGACAAGCCGCACGGCCGCAAGGCGTACACGCTATTCCTGCCGGACACGGTGCGCTGGGTGGACCTTTCGGTGATGTCGTGCCGTGCCAAAGCCACATCCGTACCTACGGAAGCGTCCTCCGGCGCGACGGGACAGGATGAACATGAACCGGGCGCCATGAACGCACAGCCCGCAGGAGAGCAGCCATGACCAAGGCGAAGACCTACCCGCTCGACATTCGCAGCGTGGGCGACGACACCTACATCGTGATGAGCAAGGGCCACCACGCCCCCGACGAGTTCATGCGCGCCGTCCGCACGGAAGGCTACGACTGGCCGCTGGGCAAGCCTGCGCACAAGTGGGTGAAGGTCAGCCCGTGCGGCCCGTCCTGCGGCGAGCACAGTTGCCACTACACGCTCTCCGACGAACAGCGCCCCGGCTGGTTCCCGGCGACCTATGCGTGGGAAGCCTATGGCGATGACGCCTACAAACCGGAAACGCCACTTCTGGCCCCATCCGTACCTACTGAAACGCTCTCCGGCGCGCGAGGGTCTGATGAACAAGAACAGAGCGCCGAGCGCATCGCCAAGGAGCCAGAGCATGGATGAAATGAAGTTGCCCCCGCTCCCCGAGCCGGACATCTGGCCGGGCTTCTTCACCCCCGAGAAGATGCGCGAGCGTGACCGGCAGATCGTGGAGCTGTGCGCGCAGATCGCGGAGCAAATCTGCTCCAAACACTGGCAGGACTACAAGCGCGGCCCGCATCGAGCGGACCTTCACTATCAAGGCATGAGCGACGGAGCCGAGGAAGTCCGAGCCGCGATTAGCGCACTGCTGGAGGACACACCGAAATGCGGGGAAGGAGCGAAGCAATGAGCATCGTGCTCTCAGCGCAGGAGTTACAAGCCGTCACCGGCTACAAGCGCCCGGCCGATCAACTGAAGGTGCTGCACCGGCTGGGCTTCTACCGGGCCCGCATCGGCGCCGTGACGCGCCAGGTGGTGCTGGAGCGCGCACACTACGACGCCATCTGCTCGGGCAAGGTGGCGCCGGCCAACGGCTCCGAATACCGACCGCGACTGAGGGGATGATGAAGAAGGACAAGGCGCTGCCGCCCGGCGTGTTCGCAAAGGGGCGCTGGTACTACCGCGTCATCGCGCAGGGCGAAAAGCGCATCTGGAAGAAGCTCACGCTGCAGCGCGAGGGCATCCCGGCGCTGTACCGCAAGCTGGCGCAGCTCGCCGACTTCGAGATCGCGCCCGACCGAATGCCGACGCTGGTGGAGGACTGGAAACGGGAAGTTGGCAGCGCCCTTGCCAAGCGCACGCAGGAGTCCGATGCGTGGCTGCTGGGCGTCATCAGCGTCGCCTTCGCCGAGTTCCGCGCGCAGGACGTGGATCCGCCCACGGTGGCCGAGTTCTTGGGCAAGTGGAAGACCAAGCGGCGCACTCACAACGCGCTGCGTTCCAAGCTGCTGGAGCTGATGCGCTTCGCCGAGGAAAAGGGATTCCGGCCGGCGGGCAGCAACCCGGTGGCATCGGTGAAGCGGGTGAGCACCCCGCCACGCACCACCTACATCACGGACAGCCAGCTGCGGCGCGTGAAGGTTGCCGCGATCTACGGCGACGACGGCCTGCGCACGCGCTCGGGCCCGATGCTGTGCGAGATCCTGAACCTGGCCTACCTGACCGGCCAGCGCGTCACCGACGTGCTCGAGCTGCGCTGGAGCAAACAGGCCGCCATGGACGAGCGGGGCGTGGTGGCAGCCGCGTACATCAGCCAGGACGGGCTGCACTTCAAGCCGAGCAAGACGGCGGGCAGCACGGGGGCGATGGTGCTGATCGCGTGGACGCCGCGCCTGGAGGCCGTCATCGCGCGCATCAAGGCGATCGGCCGGCGCCACCTCACCCACGTCATCACGACGCAGGACGCTCAGCCCTACACCTACTGGGGCGTGAACAGCGCCTGGCAGCGGGCACTCAGGCGGGCCGGCATCAAGTCCATCATGCTGCGCGACCTGCGCGCCAAGGCCATCACGGACAAGGACGACCAGGAAGGCCTGCAGGCGGCGAACACGATGGGCGCGCACGCGACCGAGCGGCAGACGCTGGACTACATCAGGCGGCGCAAGGCGAAGAAAACGAAGGCGACCCGTTAGAAGGATCTGGGTGCGTTAGAAAACTGCCTGTTTATTCAGCAGCAGCCCATCAGTCGGAGAGCCTTTGTTGGCGGGGGTTTAGTGGCCTGCCCGAGAGGAATCGAACCCCTGACCCACGGCTTAGAAGGCCGTTGAGCTGTCGAATGAAATCAACGGGTTAAGGCGAGTTCCTTCTAACCATGGATGAGCCGAGACCGCTACGTTCTCCGAGGGGAGCCTAAAGCGCGTTAGAAGAAAATCGGAGGCATGAAATCGACCTGGCAGCCGATCTACACCGCCCCGAAGGACGGCCAGGCCATCACGGCCGCGGTCGATCGCCTGCGCTGGGAGAGCGGCAAGGAGGACGGCCCGGTGATCGCTCAGGTGCGCTGGGATGACCCGCGCTGGGTGCTGGCCGAGGCGTTCGGCCAGGATGCGGACATCGTTGTCTCGCAGTGGCTGGCGCCCGACTAGGGCGTGCAGTGCCGCTCGATGCCCGCCAGGCAGCCGGCCGTGCGCGCCGCGCGCGACAGCGGAACGTAGCACCAGTCGGGGCTGTTGTTGGCGCGGCAGCCCCTGTTCCATGCAGCCAGGTTCCCGTCGTCGATCGCGCCGGCGCAGTCCGGATCCTGGTCGCATTTCAGCTGTGAGGCCGTGAGTTCGCGCGGGTCGGTGCCCATCCATGGCGTGCTGACCCGGGGGTTGTGCGGCGGCCCGAACTCATCAATCCACCCGGGCGGCAGTTTGACCGGGGCCGGAGCGGGCGAAGGAGCCGGCGCTGGTGATGGGGCCGCGACTGGGGCCGGAGCCGACGCTGGTGGCTGGGCAGGCACAGGAGGCCCAGCCCACACAGCCACGCCTTCTGGCGGCGATGCAGCTGGCGGTGTGGCCGGCGCGGGCGCTGGAGCCGGTGGCGGCGGCGCCGGGGATGGAGCGGGTGGAGGCGGTGCCAGCGTCGGCGCTGGCGCTGGGCTTGGCGCCGGCGGCGGCGCCACCTGAATCGGCTCGGGCGCCGCGGCCACCGGCGTTGCCGCATCGCCTCCCCCTCCCCCTCCACAGGCTGCGATCAACGCCGCAATGGAAAGGATGGCGAGGGGACGGCTGGCGAGCATGGTGGCCTCCGGTATGAGGATTGGAACGGTGCCATGGACCCTGCTCGACCGTGGAAACGATGTGTTGCTGCCGCAAACGGGAAAAGCCCCCCACGGCCGAAGCCGCAGGGGGGAAGTGCCGGGCGTGGCCAACCCGGCCCGAGGAGACTCGTTCAGGCGGCGGGCTTCTTGAACACGCCTACCTCATTGAAGGTCCGCACGATGTTGGCGATCACGCCGGCCAGCACTGGCCACAGCGCGCTGATGCTGGCGTCGGCTGCTTCGAGCGTCTCGCGCACCAGGCGCAGCTTGGCCTCGCCTTTGCCTTCGCCGGGGATGGCGTCTTCCACGGCCTTGATGGCCAGGATCAGGGCGGGCAGGATCTTGAGGATGGTCAGGAGCTTGTCCATGGTCTAGTACTCACAGGTTAGGCCGACAACGAAGCCGTCGACACAGGCATCAGGGAGCCTCGGGACCGCCGTGCACATCGGGCTGGTCCAGGGGCGGGAAAGGTTCGGCTTCAGGCTTGGGCGGCAGGCCGACCTTGTCGCTGGTTCCGTAGGCAAGGAACATGCTGACCACAAAGGCAATGACGCCAGCAACAGAAACGAGAGCGTCCTCGTTGACCTCGGGCGGAAGCTCATAGCCGAACACCTTGGCGAGTTGCACCAGCGCCGCGAGAAACGTGGCGATGGCGATGGCGAGCGCGCTGCGGTTCTTCCACACAGCGGGGTCAGCGACCGACGAGCCTTTCCTGAGCACGTCGACGAGGGCGGCGATCTTGTTCATGGGGTTCTCCTTTCAGGCGCCGGGGGCGTACTGCCACTTCCCGGTTTTCATCTGCTCGGACATGCGCTGCGCACGCGCGGGCGTCTGCCGCGCCCAAAGGCTGCGCGTCATCTGCTGGGAGGCGCCGACGTAGTCGCCCTCCTCCACCAGGCGCAGCGTGGTCTTGAACTCCAGCAGGCCGTCGACGCCAAGCTGGAAAGACATGTTCAGGAGCACGCCCTTGCGCGCGTCGTCCAGGTTCTGGAACCACGGCAGCCGGCGCGTGAGCGCGTCCACGCGGTCGTCGATGTCGTTGCGCAGCATGAACTCCATCTCGGAGTCACGCAGGCCGGCGCCAGGCTTGCGGTCGTCCACCAGTCGGCCGATGCCGATGGTGTGGTAGCCGAGGTGGTCCTTGTAGACGCACTTCCTGCGGCCCTCGTCGCCGATCAACTGGCGGGTGAGTTCGTACCTCATTGGCGGTCCGCCTTCCTGGCGCCCTTTTTCATCAGGGCGCGGATGTCGATCCGCTGGCGCGGGAAGGCGTGGTACTTGCGCTCCCACCTGTCCTTGCACGCGCCCGCGCAGGACTTGAGGTTGAACGGCAGCCAGGTGAGGTTGATCTGCGAGTCACATCCGCCGTTTTTTAATGGGATGGTGTGATCCAGCGCCCAGTCTTTGCACTGTCCGTACTCAGCTTTGAGGTCGGACGGGCACGGGAACACCTTCATGAAGTCGCGCAGCACTTGATGGTTGCGGATGATTCGGCCGTTTTCGTCGCGCGCCGGCTCCCCGCAGTAGCGCGGATCGTTCGGTGCGCCAGGCTCACCGGGCGCCGGCAATGCGGCGAAGACCGGCAGCGACAGGCAAACAAAAAGCGCCGCTAGGGCGCTTCGGATCAGGGCTTGCATGGGTCACCTCGTCGCTAACCGCCGTTCTGCTTCCAGCGCATCCACCCGGTATTTCAGCAACGCAATCTCGCCCGTCAAGGTCGAGGACGCCACGTTGCCGGCCTTCACCGTCACCTGCAGATCCTGGAGCGCGTCGCGCATCTGCTGGATCTGGTAGTACATGCTGATAACCAGGCCGGCGGTGGCGATGAAGCCTCCCAGCAGCCAGAGCAAGGGGATGCGGAAGTCCACCATCCTCATGAGGGCGACGGCGCTTGGTGGAGGTTGCTCTGGCGGAATTTGATCCGGGGTCATGGTGCGCGGTCCTTTCATCGCGGCTTGTTTCGTGTGGAGCGCGCCCGCTTGGGGTTCCGCCGCGGCTCCGTCTCGCTGTCCCGGATGGCTTGGGCCACCTCTGGAATGTTGGTAGGTGGTCCCTTCGGCGGCGGGTCCATCTCCATGGACTCGCGCAGGGCAGCGCGCAGGCGGTCCGCCGCCGTGTCCATGGCTACAGCCTCGCCTTCATGGTCGAGCCCCACTGATTCCCGCCCGACAGGTTCGTCTGAGCGTTCCAGCAGAACATGCCGCGGATCGTGGGGTACCTCGCCTTGATCGCATCCCACTCCCGGATGCAATCGGCGAGGGACGGGCCGTTCGAGTAGTTGGCCGACAGGCCAACGGCCGTGCGAGTTGCGCCAAGCCGCGCGACCCACTGCTGATTGATGCCGCTGATAGAGCCAGGCTGGTTGTAGAAGCTCCAGTCGTAGTACTGAGGCGCGGCGTAGGTCAGGACACCCGCGTCGGCCAAGGCGCCCATCAGGTCCAAGTCGTAGGAGCTTGCCATCGCAATGTCATTCACTGGAGCGCCGCCGGTGTTGATCGCGCCGGGCGGGGACGTAATGGCGAAGTCACTGCCGTAGGTGGAGCGCAGCTGCGAGGCGATGTAGACCATTTCAGTCCGCACTGCGGCTATGTTCCCCGCGTTCAGCATGCCGGCTTCGAAGTTGTTGAAGTCGATCCCATCGACGCCGCCAAGGCGCGCGATGATGCCTGTGCTGGGTGTGCGCAGTGATGCGAGCAGGTTGTCCGACTTGGTACGCGTATCGAAGGTAAATCCCGCCGCTGCACCGCCGAGCGTGAGGATCACCTTCTGCCCGCGGTTGCGGCACTGCTGGATGGCCGCGGCTGGCACTTCATCGTAGAACTCGAAGAAAAACGAGCCATTGCCAACGTTGTTGTAGTTGCCGTTTACAGGCGTGCCGTTTGGTTTGCAGTGGAACAGGTAGATCACGTTGAAGTCCATTGGGACGTCGGTGATCTTGTAGGTACCAGTGGCCCAGCCCGTGTAGTAGCAGGCGAGCACCTTTGCCGGGAAGGTGCCGGTGCTGGTACTTCCGCCACCAGGTGCAGGGGCCGGAGCGGGAGCGGGCGCGCCAGCCGCAGGGGCCGGCGCGCTGGCGTTGTTGTAGTTACCGCTGATCGACACGCCGGTGGAGTTCTGCACCAAGACGTCAGTCCCGTTGGTCCAGCCGATCGAGTTGTTGTTGGTGATCGTGGCGTTGGTGGCTGAAACGACCTGGACGGACCAGCGATCGTTGGTGGTGGGCGCTTCAAGCCTGTTGTTGGTCACCACGCAGTCTTGGCTGTTCCCGTTGCCGCTGGTGAGGAACACCGCGCGCCAAGCGCCACGAACAATGTTGTCCTCGAATCGGATGCGGATGCCGCCGTGGGTATCCATCCCCTGCCACGTCGGCACATCCTCCACGAGGTTGTTGCGAACGATGGTGTCCTGCGACTTCGCGTTGGTGCCGTTCTGCGTGATGGCGATGCCGTAGGCGTTGTTCGAGTTGGCCGCCGACGTGCCGTTCATGCCGATGCGCCGGACGGTGTTCAGCTCGATGACGCTGCTCACGTCCGAGGCGATCATCATCCCCGCGTAGACGACGTCCTCGATCGTGTTGCCGCGAATCTCGGCGCCGGACGTGAAATCGGTCTCGATGCCCGCGTTGCCATACCGGGAGATGTGGCAGTTCAGGATCCTCAAGCCCGTACGACGGGCGCTAGAAGTGCCGGCCGCGTACACGCCGTAGGCAAACTGGTCATACGCGGAAGCGGACGGACCCAGGATGGTGAGGCCATCCAACGTCACGTTGTTGGCCGTGACGTTCACCGTCTTCTGGGCCGTGGTCGATGTGATCTGCAACCCGATGATGGTCAGCGGCTTGTTGATGGTCAGCGCACCCGTGTAGGTGCGGTATCGCATATCCAGGGTCGAGCCTGCGACAGCTGCGTCCACAGCCGCCTGGGCGTTAATGGGCGATGGAGCTGGTGCAGGTGCAGGAGCCGACGATGCAAAGGCTGCCTTCTCGCGCGCGTAGTTGTAGCAGGCGTCGCGCGCGCCTTGCAGCAGCGCCGTCCCGCGTGTGTAGAGGACGAAGAAGAAGCGCTGATTCCAGGCGCCTTGGTAGGATGAGGCGTACCTCCCAAGACCAATACCACCGGCGCCCAGTCCGATCATGTTCGCGCCCGTGGAGACAGTCCCGACCGCCCCGTCGTTGACTCGAACATTCAGCGACTTCGATGTGTTGTCGAACCAGAACTGAACGACGCATCGCCCGGGCCCCGTGAATGGAACACTGCAGGAGTAGGATGTTCCGGCGGCATACCCGACGCAGTAGACGGTATTCGAGTCGAAAACAACTCGAACGCCTTGACCGTTTACCGGCGGGTTATCCGTGTCGGCAATGACCACGCAACTGCTGGTCGTGATCTCCAGGGCGACGCACCCATAGAAGGATCCGTTCCCGGCGATGCCGTTGCTCAGCCCCGAGCCCATCCCGGTCGCGTTGTAGTTGTCGACACACGGGGCGTTGTTCGATGCGATCTGATATGCCGGCTTGTCGAACTCGCTGGCGTTGTAGAAGTGCCGGTTGTTCCCCGACTGATCCAGCCACAGTCCAACCTTGTCGCCAGGCTTGGTGACCTTGTCGCCGATCGGCTGCGAACCTGTGGTTGGGGCGGTCATCTCCAGGTACTGCATCGCAGCTTCGAACCAGCCGCCAACCACTCCAGTGCCGCTGAAGATCGTTGCGGGAGTCCAGCCCGCAGACGGAGGCGGCGTGGATGGACCAGGGGTTCCAGGCGGCGGCGGCGCAGGAACCACATCGGACGGCCCCTGAGTGGCCATGCCCTCAATCACCATCGAGCACAGCGCCCGGGTCGCATATGCGATGTCGACCGAGAAGTCCTTGAAGAAGCCGTAGATGGTGGTCGCCCGGTAGTGGGGATGACCGATCCAAAGGCACGGTCGCGCCCGCAGCGACTCGAGGGTGGTCATCACCGTGTCGATGTCGCTGCGCTCGATGGTCATCTCGAACGACGCGCGGCGCGCGAACGGGCGCGGAACGAGGATGGCCTCGCCGAACTCGTCGAACTCCTTGCGGCTGTAGTCCTGGAACTGGATCGCCGCGCCCTGGTGGACGCCGGCCCCGAGCTTCACGCCTGCGCCGAATACGATCTCCGACACAGCCAGGCTGCTGCCGCCGTAGACGTAGAAGAGGAGGTCGCAGTTCAACACCTGCGGAAGGTCCGAGAACACCTGGTCAGCGATCAGGTTGTTGATCCCGATGAGATCAACCGTCTTGTCGTAGATCGTCTGATCCTGTGCGTTCGCAACGACCAGCCGCACGACGGTGGCGCCGACCATCCCGATCACCGCGGCGTGGGTGCATATCCTCCCCGGGCGGATGCGCCAGAACATGGAGTCGGCCTGCTTCGACCGGGTCGTGGAGCTTCGGTCGAACACGCGCCACTTGTTCGTGAACCCGACCTGCCGCCAGTCGCTGGACGTCGCGGGGGAGTAGTTACTCGGAATGGTGATTCCGATGTCCTTGGTCGCCTCGTAGACGTAGTCCAGGTACTTGACCCGGGCGCCAGCTTGGAAGCCCTTACTCACAAGTGTCGACCACTCTGGCTCATCAAGGACGGTTGTGTTCACCAGCGTGCAGCCAGGGTCGATCTCCGAGGCGACTCGGGAGATCACCACCAGCGGGCGGACTACGGTCAGTGCATTGGTTGCAGCGGGCATTTATGCAAGCTCCCTCACGTCGGGCATTCCGTCGATGTCCCACCGGGAGACGATCTGGGTAAATCGGTTCATCGCACGCACCAGCGCGGCGGCGTGCTCCTGGTTCTCGGTGCGGGTCTCGGCGAGTAGTTCGCGCGCCGCCTTGAGTTCGGCCACCACGTCATCGGTCGATGCGGACGGCAGTTGATCGGAGACGATGGAGAGCGTTTCGTTGAGGCTCGCGGCGAGGCGAGCCTGCTCGCGCTCAAACTCGTCGCGTGAGCGCGCGGAGCCGAGCGCGGAGGCTTCGATGGCACGGCTCAGGCCCGGCAGGCGCTCCAGCGCCTTCGGGTCCAGGGCCCGGGCTTGGGCGGTGGAGATGGCGAACTGCGCCTGCAGCGAGTTCCTGTCGCGTGAGTCGCCCAGCCCCTGCGTCAGCCGGCTGACCTCGCTGGCCACCTCGCTGATCGCGCCATCGAACATGCGACGAAGTCGCTCCTGCAAGGCGGATTCCACATCCTTCATCTCGGCTGCCTGGGCGGCGGCCGCCTCCGCAGCCGTGCGCAGGTCTTCCTGGCGGTAGATTTGTTCTAGGAGCGCCGCGTTGGTCGCGTGAATAGCCGCGCGCTCTCGCTCGCGCGCACGGGCGAGCTTGTCGGCCTCGGACCCGGTGAGTTCAACCAGGCGATCCTCCAGCGACATCCGCTCGGCGGCGGCGCGCTCCGCCTCCTGGGCAGCGCGTTCAGCCGCGGCGCGCGCGTCCTCCTGCGCGTGGACCTGGGCGAGCAGCGCGCGGTTCGTCTCGTCGATGGCCGCCATCTCCCGCTCGCGCATGCGCGTGAGCTTGTCGGCCTCCGACGCGGTGAGCTCGAACAGCCGGTCCTCCAGGGCCTGGCGCTCCATGAGCGCCTTGTTGACCCGGTTGAACACGGACTCCAGGGCACCGCCCGACAGCGCGTCGATGTCGCCGAGGCTGCGCAGGTACTCGCCGAGCTGACCGGGCACGTCCGCAGCTTGGAGCGCCTGGAGGGTGACCTGCTTGAGCTCCTCGCCGAACTCCTTGGCCGCCTCCTCCTGCGTCTTGCTGCCGCGCCGGTTCATGAAGCCGCGGCCATCGGCCCCCTGCCCCACCACCGCACCGTTGGACAGCTGCGCCCCGGCGTAGGCGAAGCCCTTGCCCTTCTCGCTCGACTCCAGGCCAGAGAACAGGGTTGCGATCTGGGTGGAGGAGCCAAGCCGGCGCAGCAGGTCGTTGATGCTGCTCTGCGTGTCCGCGATGGCGGCCCGGGTGGCCTGCCCATTGATCTCGCCACCGGAGGGGCCGGAGATCAGGCTCGTCCCAGCGTACTGGCCGCCCGAGCGGGTCTCGCCGCGGCCGCCGAAGATGCTGCGCAAGGCCATGGCGCCGAGCACGATGGGCCCGAGCGCGCCGGCAGCCATGCCCAGCCCGCTCGCGATGCCTGCCCCGGTGCCGGTGCCGATCAGGGAGCCAGCAGCGGACAGGGCGCCGCCGAAGGACGTCGACCCGGTCAGCCAGCCAGCACCAGCAGCCAGGGAGCCACCGAGGCCACCGGCGCCGAAGATCGAGCCCGCGACATTCCCGAGCATGCCCATGCCAGGTGACGCCGCGCTCGCCGGCCCGCCGAGCATGCCAGCCAGCCCGCCGGCCACCGGCGCCAGCACGCCCTGGATCACGGGCCGCAGCACCAGCGTGGCGAACATGTTCTTGACCACATCGCGCAGGTTCGCGGCGAAGCTCTTGCCCGACTCGAAGCCGCGCATCAGGGCGTCGGTGATGTTGTCCTGAATGCTCTCGGCCGCGCGCCGCCAGTCGTCCTTCGCCCGATCCGCCGCATCGCGCGACTCCTTGCCGGCGATCTGCGCGAGCAGGCGGTTGCGCGCCTCGATCTCGCGCTCGATGGCCTGGTAGCCCTCGGAGCCTTCGACGAAGCCCTGCTGCCTCTCCCTCAAGCGGGCGATGGTGACTTGCTCGATCGCCTCGGCCAGCGTGATGTTCGAGGTGGCGGCCAGCTCGGCCGCCTTGTTCTCATCCTCCAGGCTGCGCACGCGCTCATTGACCGACGCCAGTCCCTGCGTGCTCGCCTGCTCGATTTCGCGCAGGGCGGCCGCCGACTGCTCGTAATCCGAGGTTCTGGCCGACTGGCGCGCCGCTGCGATCTGCTGTGCCAGCGCGAGCTCGCTGCGCTGTACCTGAACCAGCAGTTCCTTGGCCTGCGCTTGCTCGAGGTCGCGCAGGATGGCCGCCTTCTGCGCAGCACCGAGCTTGTTCTTCTCGCTGCCGAGCATCTCGACCAGCTTGATCTCCTGGCGCTCGACCTCGGTCAACTGGCGGCCCACGGACAGTTCTTCTTCCGCCAGGGCGATCCGCTCGCTGATGCGCAGCGAAAGGTCGGCGTACTGATTGGCCGCTTCGCGTGCGCTCGCAGCAGCATCCCTGGTGGCCTTGGACGCGTCCGACTGCGACTTGGCGGACTCCTTGCCCGCCTGGGACTTCTTGTAGGTCGCCGTGGCGAGGGCGGACACCTCGGCGACGTACTCCTTCTCCGAGATCACGCCGGCCTTGCGGGCGGCCTCCAGGGCCTTCAAGTCCTTGAGGTAGCCCTCGTCGACGCCGCGCAGGCGGCGGCGCACGGCGACCAGGTCTTCGGTGGCCTTGGCGATCTCGGCGGTCTGCTGCGCCTCGAACCTGGCGTGGCTGCCGCGGCTGGGGAAGTTGCTGCGCGGGTCCGGCGGCGCGGTGGCGTTGCGCTCCTGCGCATCGAGCGAGCGGAAGCGCTGCTTTGCCACCTCCAGCTTCGCATTCACCTCATCGAGTTCGGCCTTGAACTGCGGGCCATAGAAGCCATTGGCCAAGCCGTTCTTCAGCGCCTCCTGGCGGCGGTGGAGCTCGCGCACCTCATTTGCCGCCTCACGTAGTGGCCCCTGCCTGGTGATCTTCTCGATGTCGTTGGCGATGGCGTTGGAGACCGCCGTGGCGCCCTTGAGGATGGACTCGAAGAAGCTCGCGCCGCCGGCATCTCCCAAGGCCGCCTTGAGCCGAAAGATCGCCGTCTCCATGCGATTGGCAGCGGCACCCAGCCGGTCGGCGGCCTTCTCCGATGCGCCGCCAAGCTCGCGCTCGAGCTGCGCGGCGAACTTGGGCAGGAAGTCGTCGGTCAGCACGGAGCCGGACTCGAGCATCTTCCCGAGTTCCTGCGTGGTCACGCCCATGGCGCGCGCGGCGATCTGGAACGCGCCAGGCAGGCGCTCGCCCAACTGGCCGCGCAGCTCCTCGGCGTTCACCGTGCCCTTGGAGATCATCTGCTGGAGCGCCAGCAGCGCGCCGGTCGACTGCTCCGTCGACAGGCCCATCACGGCGGCGGCTTTCGCCACCGACTCGAAGATCACCTTCGTCTGCCCGCCCTCGAGCGCCGTCCCGCGCGCGGCGGCGGCGAACCCGGTGTAAGCCTGCGCCGTGGACTGCAGCGACAGGCCGAGCCGGTTGGACAGCTCAGTGATGTAGGCCAGTTCCTGGCGGCCGCGACCCGCCGAGGCGAAGTCCAGCCCGATGCGCAGGCGCTCGGCCGACACGCTCGCGTCATACAGCACCTTGGACAGGCCCGCGGCGCTGGCCACGACACCGGCCACGGAGACCGCCACGCCCTTGAACAAGCTGGAGACGTTGGCGAAGTCCTTCGCCGAAGCCGTCGCCGCGTTCTGCGCCCTGTTGACCGCCTCCAGCTGATTCAGGTACGGCCGCAGCACATCGAGCGAGACGCCGCGCTGGGCGGCCAGCGCCTCGAAATACTTGGTGCCGGACTTCGTGCCGGCCTCCATCGCAGCGGTGGTGCGCTGGATGCTCCCGATCATCGACCGCGTGGCCGAGTCCAGCCGCTGCGAGGCGACGGGCGCACCCGTGCCAATGCCGCTGATGCCCTTGGATGCTTTCTCCCCCGCCCTGGCGACGGAGTCGGCCATCTCGTTGGCGCCGCGCTTGACGCTTTCGAGTCCCTGTTTCGTCTGGTCCGTGACGACGACCGGGATCTGGATCTTGCGTGATTCGTCGCTCATTCGGTGTCCCGCATCGCTTCGAGCGCGGCGCGCTCCATGCACATGACGTCGTCGAGCATCTGGTCCCAGTCCTCGGGGGACAGGTCCATGCGGTCGATCAGGGGGTAGACGGCCTCGTAGCAGAGGCCGGTGGGCCCGCCCATACCCGTGCGCCACTGGGTGCCCATGCGGGCGAACAGGCGGACGGCGGCCCAGTTCTCGGGCCAGATTTCATGAGGGGGGGCCGCCGTCCGCC